AGGGTCCGCGCAGCGAAAGCCGCTACAGCTCCACGTAGTCGAGGGTAAAAAGCATTTAAGCGAACAGGAAAAAAACGAATACGGCGAGAGCGAGATAACTATGGGCGAGATTAAATTTACGCCCAGCGCCGAGGTAAAAAGCAATAAGGACGCCCTGAAAAAATGGCGGGAGATAACGAAAATATATACCGAGTCCGGCCTGGTCCTGGTCAGCTCGACCGATAACGGTATACTCGCCCGGTACTGCCTGGAGTACGCCGACTACCTGGAGCTGGTCCGGGAGCGCAACACCTTAAAGCGCTACCAGCTCCCGAAAGACGACGAGGACGAGCTTTTCGCGGACACGGACGCCGAGTACCGGCGGGCCAGGGCGCGGCGGCTCTGGGGTATTATGGATTATCTTACCTGTCTCGACGGCAGGCTGAAATTAAACGACAAGATTAACCGAAAGCTGAAAACGATACTCGATATAGAGGACCGTATATTTTTAAATCCGGCGGCAAAGGTTCGGACCTTACCGATACGGCGTAAGCCGAAAGAGGAAAGCCCGCTCGGGAATCTGGGCTTTGATGTATGACTACCGCAGTAAAAAAACCGAAAAAAGACGACGGCACTAAATTGGTTAAATTACCGGAGCTGCCGGAGCTGCTGAAATACGCTCGGCGGTGTATAGACGGGTCTATATGCTGCTGCACAAAGCACAAACAGGCGTGTATACGGTTTCTGAAAGACTACGAGGCGGCCAGGACCAAAAAATCGAAATTTGTTTTTACCTGGGCCGAGGTCGAAAAGGTTTTACGCTGGGCCTCCCTGTTTAAGCATACGAAAGGGATATTAACCGGGCAGCCTATCGAGCTAGATATATCCCAGGTATTCGTCGTCGCGAATATATACGGCTTTTACTACCGCGATACCGGTTACCGGCGGTTTCAAAAATTTTATTTACAGCTCGGGCGCAAAAATGCAAAAAGCCAGCTCCTCGCGATTATACTTACTTACGAGCTTATGGTTTTTACCGGGGGCCTGGCCGAGGTCTACTGCGCCGCGACGAAACGCGAGCAGGCTAACATAGTATACGACGAGGTAAAGGCCATACTTTCGGGCTGTAAGCTCCTGACGGGCAAGTGGAAAGAGGCGTATCATAAAATACAGCATTTAAAAACCGGCTCATTCTGCCGGGCAATGTCGAAAGAGGACCGAAAGCTCGGCGACGGCCTTAACCCGCAGTGTGCCTGCATTGACGAGTATCACGCGCACCCGACTATGGAGGTATACGATATACTCGATAGCGCTATGGGAGCCAGGCCGGAGCCGCTGCTCGGTATCATAACTACCGCCGGTTTCGACTTAAATAATCCCTGCTATACGGTAGAATATAAAATGATTTCCCGCATACTGGACCCGGACGACGATACCGACCTGGAAAGCGTTTTCTGTGATGTCCACGAGCTGGAAATTAACACGACGTCCGAGGATATGGTACTCCCAGGCGGCAAAAAGATAGCGCCGGGCGATATGATAGACGACCCGTTTAACGAGGATAACTGGGTAAAGGCGAATCCGATAGTTTGTAGTTACCCGGAGGGCGTCGCTAATTTGCGAAAGCGAGCTGCCGAGGCAAAGGCCGCGCCGGATAAGATGAGAAATTATTTAACTAAGCACATGAATATCTGGGTTAACCAGCGCGACGCCGGGTATATGCCGCTGCTGCGGTGGAACGCCTGCCGGGCTGATATCCCGGACCTGACCGGCGCGAGCTGTTTTGTCGGCCTGGACCTCTCGGCGAAAAACGATTTAACGAGCGCGGGCCTGGTATTCCCGGTCGCGGGCGCTTACGTCGTCCTGGGGCATAGTTTTATGCCGGAAACGCAGTTTCAGGCCAAAATGAAAGGCGATCTGGTCCCTTACGACCTTTGGCAAGCCGAGGGCTGGCTTACACTTACGAAAGGCGAGGTAGTAAATTATAAAGAAGTTGTAGACTGGGTAAAAAAAGCTATTTTAAAGCAAAATGCAATTATTCAGGAGTTTTGCGTCGATCCGTGGGGGTCGGTCCAGATTTCTAATGATTTAATCGAGGAGGGCTACGAGGTTGTCAATATCACGCAGGGAATTAAGACACTTTCGGAGCCTACAAAGGATTTTCGTAACCAGGTATATGACAAAAATGTTATACACGACGGTAACCCGGTCGTCGCCTGGGCGATAGGTAACAGCGTCGTCGATATTGTCGACCGAAATATGAATATACTTTTAAATAAGAGCAAAGCCCGCGAGAGAATCGACCCGATAGCGGCAATCATTAACGGGTATGTTAGGGCAATGGTCGCGGATACACTGGGCGGCTATAATAACCGGTCTATGCGGGGTTTATAATGAATTTTTTTCAAAGGGTAAAGGCTGTATTTTCTAAGACTTACTTTGAGCAGTATTTAAAAGATTGGTACGAGGGAAACGACGTACCTAACAGCCTGGGCCAGATGTCGGAGGAGGTCGCCCTCCGGTATAGTGTATTTTTCGGCTGTAACCGGGTACTCGCCGAGACTTTCGCGTCGGTAGGTATACACGAGTACCGGAAAGACGAAAACGGCGACCGCGAGCCGACTAACGATACCGGCCTTTACCCGATACTGCATTTCGCGCCTAACGACGAGACGAGCCGCTTTAATTTCCAGGAATGTATGATGTACCAGATTAATCTGGGCGGTAATTTCGTAGCCGAGCGGATTATGGACGGCAGGCGTATAGCTGGCTTTTCACAGATACCCTGGGAAAATTACGATATCATACGGGACCAGGACGACTTTAAATTAAAGTATCGGATACGCGGAGCTGCGGAGCAGATAGTCCTTAATCGCGACCAGGTACTACACGTACCCGGCCCATCGACCGACGGCCTCGTCGGTATGTCCCTGCTTACTTATGCAGCCGCTACTATCCGGCTCGGGAGTACTTACGACCGTTTCGGATTGAAATTTTACGAAAACGGCGCGACTCCGACCGGTATTTTTGAAATCGACGGCTTTCTGAAAGACGAGGCGTATAACCGGCTGAAAAAAGATATTGATACCAGGTATACGGGGCTGCTGAACGCCGGGCGGCCTATGCTTTTAGAGGACGGCCTCAAGTATAAGACGCTTACGATTAACCCGATAGACGCGGAGCTGCTTAACTCCCGTAAATTCCAGGTCGAGGATATCTGCCGGTTTTTCCGGGTTCAGCCTCACCTGGTCCAGCATTTAGAAAAGTCGACTAACAACAATATCGAGCAGCAAAGCCTGGAATTTGTTATGTATACTATGCTCCCGCATTTTAAGCGGGTCGAGGATAACATAAACAGCCAGCTACTTACGCCCAGGCAGCGCGCCGAGGGGTATTATTTCGAGTATAATATGGCCTCCCTGCTGCGGGGCGATCAAAAAAGTATGTCCGAGGCTTTCGCAAAGGGCATACAGTGGGGCTGGTTTTCGGTTAACGACGTCCGGCGTATGCTTAACCTTAACAGCATACCTAACGGCGACACGCATTTACAGCCGTTAAATATGGTCCCGGTCGGTACTGAACCGGCCCAGGACGGCGGCGGTAACGCTATTACTGACAAAACACTGGACACTGTAAAGGGCCTAATCGACGAGGCCGCAGATAAGGGGAATATATGATAAACTGGTTACAAGTAAAAGCAGCGGCCAAAGTCGGCGAGGTCTATATCTACGGCGAGATAACAGATTTTAAATGGTTCGACGACGACGTAACGCCGACCGACATTAAGGACGAGCTGAAAAAGCTTAAAGACGTCGATAGTATCAATGTATACGTTAATTCGCCCGGCGGCGGCGTGTTTGCCGGGGTCGCCATATATAACGAGCTGAAAAGGCTTAATAAGCCGGTTACGTCCTATGTCGACGGCGTGGCGGCCAGTATCGCGTCGCTTATTGTCCTGGCGGCTGATAAGGTCGTCATGCCGTTTAATTCAATGCTTATGATACATAATCCCTGGACTATGACAGTAGGCGACGCTAACGAGCTGCGCGAGCTGGCCGACCGGCTCGACGAGGTAACCGATAGCGTACTGCTGGAAACCTACCAGGCTAAAACCGGTAAGGACCGGGACGAGCTTAAAGAAATGTTAGACGCTGAAACCTGGTTAAGCGCCGAGGAGGCCGTCGAGCTGGGTTTCGCCGACGTCCTGGAGGAGGAGCAGAAAATCGCGGCCTGCTATAAGGGCGATAACGTCGAGTTTAATTCCGTAGAGGTTCAACTGAACAAATTTAAGGCTTTCCCAAAGTCTAAATTTACTGAACACAAACCAAAAAACACAAACCAACTACAACAGCGCCACAGGCATAAGGTTACTATGCTCTCGGCACACATTTAACAGGAGGTCAAACAAATGGACTTTGCAAAATTAATGAAAGCCCAGCTCGACGCTATGGAAGCGCTGTTTGAGGCCGCCCAGGCCGAGAACAGGGATTTTACGGAGGACGAGCAGAAACAGTACGACGCCGCAGAGACGGAATTTAACCGGCTCAAAGCTGCGAAAGAAAAGGCCGACGATCTGGCCGCTAAAGCCGGGGCTATCCCCGAGCCGAAAGTGGAACCGGTCCACCAGCCCGCCGCAAACTCTGACGCGGCAGCGGCCAAAGTACAGGCAGGCGATAAGGCTATTACAAAAAAGCCTTACGAAAACCTCGGCGATATGCTGCGGGACGTCGCCCGCGTAGCCAATAACGACGGCGACGCGAAAGACCGGCTCGTAAAGGCCAGCCTGAACACTGAAACCGGAGCCGACGGCGGTTTCCTGGTCCCGGAGGATTTTATCGGGAATATGCTGGAGCAGGCCGTAGCTCAGTCTCAGTTATACAGCCGGGCTAACGAGCTGCAAATTATGGGCAATACTGCGAATATTCCCGCAGTAGACGAAACGTCACGCGCGGACGGCTCCCGGTTCGGCGGTATTCAGGTCTACTGGGTACGCGAGGGCAGCGACGGCACGTACAAACAGCCGAAATTTCGTAACCTGGACCTGAAGCTTTCTAAGCTTATGGGCCTCGTTTCGATTACCGACGAAATGCTGGAAGACAGCGCCCTGCTGTCCTCCTGGGTACAGAGCGCTTTCCCTGCGGAAATGGCTTTTACCCTGGACCAGGCGCTTTTCGACGGCGACGGAAACGGAAAGCCTCTGGGCATTATGAACAGCGGCGCGCTCGTCACTGTAGCCAAAGAAACGAGCCAGGCAGCCGATACAATCGTCTACGAGAATGTTATCAAAATGTGGGCGCGTATGCCTGCCTCTCGTATGGCGCGGGCTGTATGGTTCATCACGCAGCAGGGCCTCGAACAGCTCCCGCTTATGAATCTGTCGGTCGGAACCGGCGGCGCTCCCGTCTATCTGCCTAACGGCGGCGCGGTGGGAACAGCAGCAGCGGCTCCATATTCTACGCTGCTCGGGCGTCCCGTAGTGCCTATCGAGCAGGCTGCCGCGCTCGGCGACCTGGGCGATATCGTCCTGGCTGATATGTCCGATTACGTGGCTATCACAAAGGGCGGCCTGAAAACTGACAGCTCGATCCATGTTGATTTCGACAAGGCTAAAACCTCTTTCCGTTTTATCCGTCGGGTCAATGGCGCGCCGTATACCCGGACCAGCTTAGCCAGCCGGGCTAACAGCTCTTTCCTGACCTCTCCCTATATCACTCTCGCGGAAAGGGCAGCGTAAGCTTTTAGGGCCTGCCCGCGTTTAGTAGCTCGGGCGGGTCCGCTATCTATTTTTTCAAAACAGGAACACAAAAAAAATTAACAGGAGTAAATAAAAATGAAAACTCTTTCAACAATCCCCGAGCAGATCAAAACTGCCGACCGGGTTTTATTCAATGGCCAGGTTACCGGGACCGGCGACGTTAAAGGCGTTTTGCCCTCCGGCAGCAATGGCATTGCTATTATGTGCCTCGTTACTATGGCTAACGCCGCAGACCTGGCGCTTTCAATCGTAACCGCCGACGACGCGGACGGGACTACGCCGGTAGCAATCGCCGACAATATCCCGATTTTTGTTAACGACGTCCGGCAGACCGACGCCAAAGCGCACACTTTCACCGATGACGACAGCGTTAATACTGTCGTTTTCTGTGTCCCGCCTATTCTCATTCCCGAGGATAAGTATATCTGTTTGTCCTTTGCTAACAGTAACGACGCTAACATACTCAGCGCCGTAGCTCTGGACGACGTATACCACGAGGAGGGCGCGAGCGCCTAGTAACTGTTA